ATGGCTAAAGATAATGGCTGGACACCTCATGGTGGAATCATGGCATGGGATGACATTATTGAGTACGATGGCGATGGATTGATTTATGATCCAACCAACAATATGACGCCTGCAGAACAACTCATCAAATATTTAGATACGCTATTTTATGATGATGAATATGTGGGATATGTAACGAATGATGTATGGCAAAACAGCGATGGTAAATGGATGCCTAAAAAGGGACAGTACGATCGAACAGCTGGTGAACTCATGACGCTACTTGAAAAACACCCTGATGATGTCGGCGCTGTCATAGGTGATTGGAAGGATGAATGCGGTGCTTGGATACGATTCAATCCAGTCGATGGAATTGGTAGTAAAAAATGAAAATATTACACGATTTACTCATGCTCTTGTTGAATCAGATGATATGCCGATATCTGAACAAGATGCAATTTACCGAAAGTTTGAGCTACCAATTGCCTGTCTAGTACATAGTGGTGGTAGAAGCCTACATGCCATCGTTAAGGTCGATGCGAAAGATGCCGAAGAGTATCGTAAGAGAGTGGATTTTCTATATGATTTTTTAAACAAGAATGGACTAAAAGTAGATAAAGCTAACAGGAACCCTTCAAGATTATCACGTATGCCAGGTGTGACGAGAAATGGTGTCATGCAAACCTTAGTGGATACTGACATCGGAAGAAAAGACTGGAATGAGTGGCTTGACTATGTTGAAGGGAATGCTGATGAACTTCCAAGTGTCGATTCGCTCGACGATGCATTAGCAAATCTACCACCGCTAGCACCTGAACTTATCGGAGGTGTAGTAAGGGTTGGACATAAGATGCTTATCTCAGGATCATCTAAAGCTGGGAAAAGTTTCTTACTCATGGAACTAGCAATTATGCTTTCAGAAGGTATGAAATGGCTAGGTTTTCAGTGTAAAAAGTCAAAAGTATTCTACATGAATTTAGAAATAGATCGCGCCAGCTGTTTACATCGTTTTGATGAAATCTATAAAGCACTTAAATTAAAACCCAAGAACAGTTCAAACATTAAAATATGGAACCTTCGTGGCCGTGCTATGCCACTAGATAAACTAGTACCTAAACTCATTCGTAAAGTAAAAAATCAAGGTTTTGATGCCATCATTATTGATCCGATTTATAAAGTGATTACTGGCGATGAAAACAATGCGAGTGAAATGGGGGCATTCTCTAATGAATTCGATAAGATATGCAATGAAACAGGTTGTGCAGCTATCTACTCACATCATCATTCTAAGGGGGCTCAAGGCTTCAAAAGAGCAATGGATAGAGCAAGTGGTTCTGGTGTATTTGCACGTGATCCGGATGCACAACTCGACATGATTCAACTTGAAGCTAGTGAAGAGTTTATGTTACAAAAAGCAGATAATCCACATTCTACAGCTTGGCGATTAGAGAGTAGTCTTCGTGAATTTCCTAACTTTAAACCAGTGAATTTTTGGTTTGAATATCCAATTCATCGTGTAGATGATAAAGGCATATTACAAAAGGTCTATGCCACTGGAGATCCAAAAGCTAATCTAGAAAAAAGTGGAAAAAGGAGTCAAACATCCGAATCCAGAAAAGACGAATTTGATACAGCATTTGATCTAAATGTAAATGATGAAGGTGAGTGTAAACTTTCTGAATTATCTGAATACTTGAATGTCAGTGATAGGACAATACGAAAAAGAGTAAAAGAATTTGGCGATGAATATACCATCTTAAACAGCGTAATTACCAGGAATGAACCAGAGTGAACATAGGAAAAAATTCAAGATTCACACCTAAAAACGGTGAAGTGAATAAAGGTAAAAAACTCCTATATTCCAGAGTGAAGAAAATCGTGAATATAGGGCTTATATATAGTTGTTCATTCACAACCGCTGACGCGTCGTTTGTAGGATAGGGCTTGTGAGCCTGCCCTATCCCAAACAACCACATCAACGTCAGCACTACCTTTCTTCACCTAAAAAATTAAAGAAACGGAGGAAAACCATGAAAATATTTCTCTTACTTGATCCGCCTACGATCACAGCACAACAGCATAAAGTAACACTCATTAAAAACAAACCTGTATTTTATAAACCAGAAAAACTGAAGAAAGCAAGATCTACAATCATTAAACACCTAAAACCATTTAAACCAGATAAACCAATCGAAGGTCCGATTAAACTAAATGTCATATGGAGATTTCCTAGAGGTAGAAAAAATAAGCATTTTGAATGGAGGGTAACCAAACCGGATACCGATAACCTTCAAAAGATGCTGAAAGATTGTATGACTGAAGTAGGTTTTTGGATTGATGATGCACAGGTGGTTGTTGAGCATGTTGAAAAATTATGGTCAGATGAGCCAACAGGAATTGCTATTGAAATAGACATACTTGATAAATACAAGGAGGATTCATGATGAATGCTAAAGAATACTTAAGTCGCTATCATGAAACAGAAATCAAGATAAACAAGCTTCAACAAATGGTTGATGAGTATATTCGTCTTGCAAACTCTATACCTGGTATTAATTTTGATGCAATTCGTGTTGATGGAACTAAAAGTCTACATGCACCTTTTGAAAAGTGGATATTAAGAGCACTTAATGATGAAGCTGTGATCATAGAATTAAAACGAAAACTACCAATCATCAAAGGTGAAATTATCGCTGTAATTGATGAACTAGAAGACAAAGAACTCAGAAAACTATTAATCTATCGATATTTAGATTGGAGTAGTTGGCAAGAAATAGCAGATAAAATGTTTGTATCGATATCGACATTAAAAAGATGGCATAAAATTGCTCTTCAAAGTATACGGTTTGAATAATTAACTATATAATAATAGATGGCGGTATGCCAAGGAGGTTATAAAGATGAAAAAACTCTTTAATAACAGAACCTTCAAGGCCACTCGCATAGTTTCATATTGAGTTAGTGCGTTAAACACACTGGCAATATATATGTGACTGAGTGTCCTTGTTGCTGTAATTCTAACAATCTTTGAATTGTTCAGCGATTAAGGTTCGCTAGAGGTGACTAAGGTCTCCTCTTTTCTTTATATTGAGCCATGATGGACCGCAATGAACCATTGTGAATTTGTCAAGGGTGTGATATAGTTAAAATGAGCAAAGCTATAAACAACAGGGAATACTGGCTTTCAAACCAGCCTAGAAACATTCAAGAATTCAGAAATGGATTCTTTTTTGTTTTTGCAGAGATACTTGTAGTATTCCAACTGGTGAGTTATTACAGTTTTTTATCCACAGTTGGAGTGATTAAATGAAAGGAAAATTGCTTGACCTATACGAGAAATGGGAAGCGTCAGGACATCTTGATGACAAACTCAAATCGATATCAGAAATGGTATCCAAGAGAGCTACCCAAAGACAGGTCGCTGAATATCTAGGTATCACAGAGAAAACAATTATCAAGCTAAGGAAGGTACATCCCAAACTGAACAATGCTTTTCAGTATGGAGATGAGGAACTGAAACATAAACTCCTTGATGCTGTGTATCAAAGAGCCATAGGTTTCGAATATGAAGAAACTCAGACAGTGATTGAGGAAACCAAGACCGGTACTAAGAAACGTATCACAAAGTTTAAGAAACAATCACTACCAGATATTGCAGCAATTAAATACCTACTCATTACAAAGTTTGGTATTGAGTACAACGAAAAGAAAGCGGAAATTGAGCTTATGGCTAAACGCTTAGAAAAAGGTGAGGAGGAATGGATCAATGAATATCGTGATGAAGAAAGTGTCGGAACTGAAAGAGTACGAAAACAATCCAAGAAACAATGAAGCAGCCATCGATGCTGTTGCTAAGAGTATAGAGGAATTCGGATTCAAAGTACCAATTGTAATTACAAAAGACGATGTGATTATCGCAGGCCACACAAGGCTCAAAGCAAGCCTTAAGCTTGGATTAGCCACTGTTCCTTGCATTGTTGCTGATGACCTCACAGAAGGGCAAATTAAAGCCTTTCGTTTGGCAGATAACAAGACAGCAGAGCTTGCTACGTGGGACTTTTCAAAGCTTGAGAGTGAACTCGCATCTATCGAAATGGACATGTCACAATTCGGATTCGAAGATTTAGAATCCGATGTCCCAGACAATGCTACCGATGATGACTTTGACCCGAGTAGTGAACTTACTGAAACACCCTACACGCAAAAAGATGATATTTACCTACTTGGGAATCATAGAGTCATGTGTGGTGATGCAACCATCAAGGAAAGAGTAGATAAACTAATCGAAGATGATAAAGTTGACCTTACGTTCACCGACCCTCCATATAATGTTGACTACGAAGGCACAGCTGGAAAAATTATGAACGATAAGATGGAAGACAATACCTTCTATCTTTTTCTTTTCCAAGCGTTCAAGAACATATTTGATCACACCAAACCTGGTGGAGCCATTTATGTATGTCACGCAGATACAGAAGGACTCAACTTTAGGAACGCATATAAAAATGCTGGATTCAAACTAGCGGAATGTCTCATTTGGGTAAAAAACGCACTCGTATTAGGTAGACAAGATTATCACTGGAGACATGAACCTATCCTTTATGGATGGAAAGAAGGTGCAGCTCATTACTTTATTGATGACCGCACACAAGATACCATTTGGGAATATAACAAACCGAAGAAGAATGAAGAACATCCAACGATGAAACCTCTTGAACTTTGTGGAAGAGCAATTGCTAACTCATCTCGAGTTGCTGAGATTGTTCTCGACCTATTTGGTGGTTCTGGATCAACGATGATCGCATCCGATCAGCTTCAACGAAAAGCACGTATTATGGAACTTGATGAACGATTTGTCGATGTTATCGTGAAACGCTATATCAAATACAAAGGATCAAGTGACGATTGCTATCTGATCCGAAACGGTGAGAAGATTTCGCTTAGTACCATTGAGGACTTTCAAAATTTATCACTATAGTGAGTATTTAGTGTCGAATTGACTTGCTATAAAATGCCTTTAGAGTGATATATATACGTACCAAAAGGTAGAAAGCAGGTCACAATAATGGATAAACAAATCAAGTTGTCAGAATGGATTCAAAGATTTAGTTTAGGTGAGTTCGATAGCCCTGATACATCAACCCAAATCAAAGCAGGTTGGTTCGATTGGTTTTGTAGTGACACAAGCCTAGCAAACAAGACTAAGAAGATGGGCAATATCCTCAAGCAAATCAAAGCTGGTGGAAAAGTTGACCTTGAGACTAGTTATGTATGGTTCAAGAACAACTGCCCACTGAATGGTTCACTCTATGATGACTTCAGAATTGCAGACATCGAAAATAATAACAACCTCATCATTGTTCAAATCGATTGTTTCAGAAACGACACGAAGTACACAGTCTACGAAAGACTCGATGGATTCGAAAAGCCAGTCTTCAAAACAGACTCATCCAGGGAACTTGTGAAATGGTTCAACAAAGGATGGTCAAAGTGATGTTTCAAGAATACAACGCTCATCCAAAAAGCATCAAAACAACCGATTGTGTGGTAAGAGCCATTAGCACCGCCATTAACCAAGAGTACATGGAATGCAGACGAGAACTGAATCAACTTAAGCGAGATTGGAAGTTCACAAGTTACAAAGACACCGAGTTCCTATACAAGTACTTCGAAGGCAAACCCAGACTCATCTTCAAAGCAGTCAAAGGACAACCAAGAATCAAAGGTACCGACTTCACTTTACTACATCCAACAGGAACTTATGTGTTAAAGATGGCAGGACACGTCACAGTGTGTAAAGATGGATTAATACTTGATACTTGGGACTGCNCNTATNGAAGNGTNTATACCGCTTGGGAGATNACCAAATGAAAACCAACTTCATCCGCAAGGCTACATCAAACGAACTGATTCCAACCGANGAATTTGTGATTGAAAAAACAATAGTCATCGACAANAACCTACTTCAATTGTTTCATCCATAACCCACTCGATGATTATGAGTTTATCAAAGAGAATCTAGAGCATATGTTTTGTGACCAAGATGAGGTGTTCCACTGTATTTTCGTTACATCCGAGTCACACGACTTTGGTATCCTGGTCGAAAGCTCNGGATATCATTATGCAAGATACACTGCATACCTACCAAAAGCAGTCATTAAATAATGCATTTAAATCAAAGCAATCAGGGGAGCTTAGGCTTCCTTTTCTTGCTAGAAAGAGGACAACATGAAAATCATAACAAGTGAATCTGTCTTTAGTGGACATCCTGATAAAATATGTGACCAAATCAGTGATGCGATATTGGATGCAATCTTGGAACAAGACCAAGCAGCAAGAGTAGCAGTTGAAACGGCCATCAAGGATGATTTAATTGTTATCTTTGGAGAGGTCACAACCACAGCATCAGTGGATTATGCTGAAGTTGCAAAACAAGTACTCAAGGACATCGGATATGACGATGCGTTTTGTGTCCTAGAAAAGATATCCAAACAATCGCCTGATATTGCACAAGGTGTCAATGAAACTCTAGATCATCAGCAAGGCGCTGGTGATCAGGGTATGATGTATGGTTTTGCGTGTAAAGAAACACCAGAACTGATGCCGCTACCGATTGTGGTTGCACACGATATAGCTAAAGAAGTAGATACACTTCGGAAAGCAAAGTACAATCACATTTTTGGTCCAGATGGTAAATGCCAAGTATCAGTAAGGTATGTGGATGGGAAACCTTTCGCATATGACACGATTATTGTTTCTGCTCAAACTAGACCTAATGTTAATCTGCTCATCGCTAAAGAAATCATCATTGAAGAAGTACTCAAACCAATGATTGGTAAGGATCTGACAGGTATCAATATTCTCATCAATCCTACTGGAGCATTTGTCATTGGTGGACCTTATGGAGATTCAGGATTAACTGGTAGAAAGATTATTGTTGATACCTATGGTGGATACGCTAAACATGGTGGTGGAGCCTTTTCTGGCAAGGACGTAAGCAAGGTTGATCGCAGTGCGAGTTATTATGCTAGATACGTAGCAAAAGCCCTTGTGGAGGCAGAATTGGCCGACACGTGCGAAATCTGTGTGTCCTATTCCATTGGTGTAGCAAATCCAGTCGCAGTATCGATTGATACCTTTGGATCAGGTAAGTTATCTGACGATCAACTACTAGAATTAGTGAATCAACACTTTGATTTCACTCCAGCAAACATTCGAAAAGAACTAGAGTTTGAAAAAGTTAAGTTCCAAGCTTTAGCAACCTATGGTCACATGGGGGCGAGAAGACTTTACCTATTCGTTGGGAACATGTCGAAGCAAAAGCAGCTGAACTTAAGCGTGCGTATGAAAAAGCCAAAGGTTCTGCATAACTTCTATAAGTCACCTGCATGGCTTGCAGCACGTGAAATCAAGATCAGGCAGGCGAACGGACGTTGTGAAAGGTGCGGAGCCATCGGAGAAGAGGTCCATCACATCGTCAGGCTCAACTCGGACAACGTGATGGATGTCTCCGTCAGCATCAATCCCGAGAACCTTGTCCTGCTCTGCAAGGACTGTCACAACAAGGAGCACAATCGATTCATATGCTCTGTTTTATTCGATGAGAACGGAAATCTATTGAAAAAACTATAAATAAACTTCACTTTCTTGATATAATTATATTAGAGGTGATAGTTTATGGAAAAGAAGAATACGCTGGCGATAAGAGATGAGTTTTTTCGATTAATCGATGTTCTTCCAACAAGGAAGGATAGAGATTTAGCAAATGAAATTAAAACATTTAATGAGACCTTCAAAGGCCAAGATTTGTTTCACCAAGATTTGTTTGAGGGAATACTGCTTTTCTTTGCTAGCAATCTCAAGAAAAAAATGAAGATATATGTTAACGACATCATTGAAGACTACAACAACTCCGAAGCTAATCAAAAGAAGATTGACGAGTTCTTATCTGGAATTGCACAGAAATATTGTCCTGACAAGACGTTTCTTGATAGGATTTTGAATTTAATGGGAATTTTATAATGAAGTTTCGTACAAAACTGTTAGTTTGGTTTCTTCAAATCATTATCGTTGTTCTGTCTTTTGTCATCTATGCATGTCTCAAACTTGACGACTTATTCGATGAATCTATACTTGCATTGTGGAGTTCTGGGCAATTAGTTATTGTATCGTTCCGTGTCCTTATATATTTTTTCCCCGCAATTATTGTTTGGATAATTTGGAAGCTGTTCTGCAAAAAAACCAAATTACCTCTTGTCGAGTCCTTCAAATATCAATTTATCCTTTTCACGTTTTTTAAGGCTTTGTGGGTTTTTTCGGGAATGGATTATATTACCTCAGTTGGCCTTTTTGATGTTATGGACTCATTTATTATAGTTGCTGGGCTGTTACTCACCCTAATCCTTAGGAAAAAGAGCTCAGTAGAACCCGATTTATTGGATGCCATAACCGAAAACGCCACACTTTCGTATGATTCAAAAAAGTGGTTATTTCAATGTGATGATGAAAACGAACATCGATATTGCCTTGGACGTCCAGGCAAGAACAATCTCATTGTTTTTGGCATTAACCCAAACACAGGAATCCCAAACCTCCCCGAAGACACTGTCAAAAGAGTGATAGCAATTTCCAGAGGACTTGGATATGATGGTTGGGTAATGTTGAATATTTACCCAGAACGACAACCCATTGTCGAAAGTTTACCTGATACCATAAACATAAATCATAATTCTAAAAATCTAGAAGTAATTGAATCAATAATTAAGAAATACCCAAACAGCCCGATTGTCGCAGCGTGGGGAAACGACATTGTTAAGAAACCGTATTTAAAAAAATGTGCCATAAGTATAAATGAAATCATGAAAAAAAATGGAAGAACTTGGAAATGTTTCAAAATCAATAAGACTGGTGATCCAAAACATTCTCTTTACTTGAGCTCAGACACAAAACAACTAATAGATTTTGATTTTGAGAAGAGATACCCCCCCATTCAATAACACTTACGTTTTTCTGGGTACCGCACAGGGGGGCAAACAAAAAATGGAAGGCAAATTTTTTGAAAATATGAATTATCATTTTAAGAAGGTGAAAAAATGAGAGGATACATTAATGCGAAAGATTTGAAATGCAGTTTTTATTTTAATGAACTGGACTATAGTCTTAAGCTTATCGTGCCTGAGGATAAAATTAACACTAGATTAATGTTTGATCTACCTAATGGTGATTTTTTTGACGGCATTACTTATGTTGAAGGTTATACTCTAGACGGTGAAATTGTTCGTTTCTATTTTGATTGGTTAAACATAAGTAATTTATCTATTGATCTAAGAGTAACCTTTTTAATTAAATTCGATCAACAGAATGATAATAATTTTGGGAAGCATGTTAACGAACATACACAAAAAATTGTATTTTCTGGTGATATTATTGATGCTCTATATTCACCAAAACACGCCTTAAAAGTAAATAGAGAAGATATGATTACTGATGACAAAGGTTTTGTAAGAGACATTAAGCATAGCATAACTGAACTAAGTTTTTCAGAAATTGAACAAACAGGTGTTTTCAAATACAATGATAAGGACACAGTATTAAAATTTACTGTGAACAAGAATATCAGTAGTGAAGATTCAAACTATTTTCAGTCTTACCATAGTGTCTTGGCTATAGAATTTAATAAAAATGAGGTTTTTAATATTGAAAAACTTATCAATTTTTATTTGAATATTCAAAATCTCATGAAGTTTATATTTCGAATTTCAGATTTTGCTTTTAGAGATGTTAAGTTTAATCTTGCACTTCATGAATCTGGTTTTATTAGATATGGAAGAATCTTCTTACGTGATCCTCAGGAACAAGGGAGCATAAATAGACGTATAAACTTTAATGATGTTTTCCCTGTTTTCCCTGATTTATTGACGTTATTCTTAAAAGAAAATATATATTTGAATCACTTATCGAATAACACAACAGGATATAAATATAATGATATACCGTTTCTGTTTTCTTGTTTTGACAGCGAGTTTAGTAAATGTTACCCAGAAGTTGATAAAAAGATTGATGAAATTTATCAAAAGGATAAAAAGACATATATCGAATTGCTCGATAAAAACAAAAATTCATTAAATGATGGTGAAGATTCGTTATATTCAAATATAAAACAATTTCTTAACAATAATGAGTTGTCTTTTGGTAAAAAGATTAACCATGTCATTCTTGATAGTAAATATCTAATAACGGTTATTGGCGGAGAAGATAAAATCAAAGAATATTCTAACAGGATTAGAGAGTTTAGAAACTCTTTGATACATGGAAGAAAGTTTAAATTTGATAAGCCAATAGATTTTGGAGAATTATTGTTATTCGAAAAAATGAATTATTACCTTATTATCAGGAGAACACTTGATGACGAAGATAAGATAAAAAAATTTATCTCAACTGTATTTTTTGCCTTTGAACATAATATGATTAAGAAGGATTAAAATTTTCGGTTTGTAGTGAGCGACTTTGGTCGCTTTTTTACTTGCTATTTACCTTCTCTAGAGTGATATATATTACTGACAATAGGAGGTAATTATCATGTTCAAAATTGGAGATAAAATCAGAATCATTGATATGAAAGGTGAAGACCACTATAACGGTAGAGAGGGAGTTATCGAATACATCGATGGACTTGATCAACTACATGGTACTTGGGGAGATTTAGCAATCATTCCAGAAGAAGACTTTATTGAAGTAATTAATTGTGAAGTACAAGCGAGGTGTTGAATGTGTCAAAAATAAAAGATGTTAATATTGAGTACGAGCGACTTCGGTCGCTTTTTTCATCTGTTGACGAAACCAAAACTCAACTGGTAGATAACCTAATAGAACAAGCTGCATTTATGAAGGTAGAACTTTTTATTCTTCAAGAACAGATTAGAAAACATGGTGCAGTTCAGGTATCTCGTAAAGGTGCTCAACGTCAAACTGAAGCAGCCAAGTATTACACGAAACTCATCAATTCTTACGGAACAGTAATCAAAACGCTTAACTCGATCATGGGGAAGAATATCATTGATGGTGATGATGCATTTGATGAGTTCTTGAAGAAAGCGAATACCGAATGAACTATCTAATCGAATACTATCAAAAGGTGATGTCCAATGAAATCTTGATAGGCGAGGAATTAAAAACGATGCTCAGACGATTAATGGATGACCTGGCCAATCCTCGTTTTGATTTTGATAAGAAACCTGGGAACCTACGAATCGATTTTATCGAAACCTTCTGCAAGCACACCAAATCACCATTCAATGGACAACCTTTTATTTTAGAGTTATGGGAGAAAGCACTGATTCAAACAGCCTATGGATTTAAGATGAAAGAGACAGGATTACGTAGGTTCAATGAAGTGATTTTACTTATTGCACGTAAAAATGGTAAAACAACATTCATTGCAGGTCTCGATTTAGCAGAATTTTTTCTTTCAAAAGGTGGAGTAGATATTGTTTGTGCTTCAAATACGAGTGAACAAGCCAATATCCTTTTTGAAGAAATCAACAACATGAGAGAACAATCCCCTGCTCTCTCCAATGAAAAGCGTAGTAAAAAGAATATATTCTTCATCTATTCCCCAAAGACTAAGAATAAAATCAAGAAATTGTCTGCACAAAGCAGAAATAAAGATGGTTATAACATTGAGGTTGGTTGTATTGATGAAGTGCATGAAATGACGGATTCAAAAGTCTATGATGCTATCAAACAAAGTCAATCTACTAAGAAAGAGCCATTAATTTTTATCATCACCACTGAAGGAACAACAGTCGGTGGTTTTCTTGATACCAAATTAGAGTATTGTCGGAAGATGCTCAAAAACGAAATCAACGATGACCGAGTACTTCCCTGGCTTTATACACAAGATTCAACTAATGAGATTTATGAAAACACAGAAACATGGAAAAAATCTAATCCGAGTCTGGGAGTTGTTAAGACAATGGCATACCTTGAAGATGTGATGAATAAATCAAAAAATGACCACTCAACCAGAGTGACCATGTTGTGTAAAGATTTCAATATCAAGCAAGTTGATCAAGGAGCATGGCTATCGTTTGCGGACTTAAATAACGAAATGACCTATTCAATAGACTCTTTGAGAGGAAGCTATGCCATCGGAGGAGTTGATTTATCCTCTACAACGGACCTAACTTCGAGCATCTTACTTATTCAAAAGAAGGATGGCAAGAAGTATGTTATTCCACATTTCTTTATGCCATCAGAAGTACTTAAGAAACGAATGGAAGAAGACAATGTTCCTTATGATATATGGTTAAAAAGAGGACTAATCACACTCACAGATGGAAACCAGAATGATTTTTCATTGGTAACAAAATGGTTTATCAAGATGATTCAAACATATGAAATCAGACCTCTATGGGTTGGATTTGACCCCTGGAACTCACAGTATTGGATTAAAGAAATGGAAGATCAAGGGTTCAACATGGAAAAGGTAAGACAAGGTGTTTATTCCCTTTCAGAACCGATGAAGCAACTCGAAGCTGATCTTAAAAACAAGATAGTCATTTACGATAACAACCCAATTTTAAAGTGGTGCTTATCGAACACCCAAGCAAAAGTTGATTTAAATGGCAACATTCAACCTTCTAAATTAAACTCAAGATTTAAGCGGATTGACGGAACGGTTGCACTGATTATTGCCTATGCAGTTCTCAATCGCTACAAGATTGACTATAAAAACATGATGACATGAAGGAGTGATTAAATTGGGCATACTCACAAGAAAGAAAAAGGAAGGTTCATCGAATACCTTCCAGCTATTAAGTCAAAACAATACCCTTTTTACTCCCTTTGGAAATAATATCTCAAAGAGTGATGTGGTCAAGATTTGTATTGATAGAGTTGCGAGTCAGTGTGCGAAACTGAAACCAAGATACATCAAAACCGAAGCAGATAAGACAGTAACCGAAAAACAAGGTCGACTGTCTTTTTTATTAAAGCACAAGCCCAATCCACTGATGACTCCTTATGATTTCATTTATAAAGTGATTACCTTATTGCTCTTTAATGACAATGCTTTTGTGTATCCAATGTTTGATTCAGTTAACGGTGGAGTAAAAGCACTCTATCCTTTAAGGCCAATCATGGTTGAAGCAATCGTTGATAACGCAGATGGATATTATTTAAAGTTCTACTTTGATGATGGGCAACAATTTACACTCCCTTATGAAAATGTCATTCACTTGAGGAAGTATTTCGCTTCGAATGATATCTTTGGTGGGAATGGATCATCTGGTGATCATGAAGCCATCTTAAAAACCATTTCAATTAATGAAAACCTGCTTCAAGGCATCGACAATGCAGTCAGATCATCCATGCAGATTAAAGGAATCATCAAGATGAATGGTATGCTTTCAGAAGCAGATAAAAAGAAGCAGCGAGAGCTTTTCGATATTGCTCTCAATGATTCAATAAGCACGAAAGGGAGTTCGATTATTCCCATTGACCTAAAATCAGAATACATCCCTTTAACAGTTGATCCTAAGTTGATTGACAAGGAAACACTCGAATTCTTACAATCCAAGATACTCGATTATTTTGGCGTATCAGCACCGATCTTTGCAAACAAATACAGTGAAGAAGATTTTAACTCGTTTTATGAGTCAACCATTGAGCCTCTAGCCATCCAGCTATCAGAGGCTTTTTCTTTGGGACTGCTTACAGAAAATGAGTTGACTCGTGGTGAAGAGATTATTTTTTATAGTGAACGATTGCAGTATGCAAGCTGGAATACAAAAGTGAGTGCCATCGAAAAACTGATGAGCCTAGGGATCATGAC